AGATGCGTTCTATCTCTTTCTACAATTAAATGATAGTAGTGTCCATACACATTTGTGGTGAAACCAATTGATACGATGCGTCTACCGTCATACAACTCTCCTGTTTTGTACGGACAAGTTTCAGCAGTTCCATTAAATTTAATATGAAACTGCCTAGAGTTTACGTGTTCTTGTTGTCTTAATTCACTTGACTTCTTCAGTGCCATCTTCTTCTGGTTTTTTGAGTGTCATGTTTAATGCTTCAATTGCACCTTCTAACCTTAGCACCTGTTCTTTACGATTGCCAAGTTGTTTTTCCAATTCGACGATTGTTGCTTTTTGCTCTTTCAGTTGGTCAGTAAATTCTTTGACCATTTGTTCAGCGTCCATAGTTAAAAATGATAAGTGTATTATTTATCCCATTTGGATAAACGGTGGTGGTTCGTTCATGGATCCCTGTTGCATCCCTATAGATCCACCAGTTTGTCGATACATGACCCACCCTGTTATTATATATTTGGTTTCTTTAGGTGCAACTTCTGACTTGTGGAAGTGTGTCCAACCTGCAGGCCACATAACTACCTTTCCTTGTTCTGCTGCACATCTATGGTTTTGAAACTTAAATTCAGTTCCACCTTGTTCTTTTATAGTATTCAAATATATTGCCCACACTATCTGCCTATAAGAATTTCTATCAGATACTGTCTCTGTATGCCATTGTTTAAATCCTTCGCTAGGTGCAAACCTTTGCATATTAAAATCTGCCTCAATAATCATGGGTGATATTCCTGCCAACCCATTTACATTGTCAGATACATTGTCTTGAAAAGAATACTTATCAATATACACATTGATATACTTTGCCATCTCTTCTATGAGAAAACATAGTTTATCTCCCCATACCTCATGTTTCTCAAATGATGGGTCAAATCCTATTTCAGTATCTTTTTTTCTATCTGCCTCTACTTTTAGATTGCCATGTATATCAGCAAAACCTCCGTCTTTGTGCATCTCAGGATGCTCCTCAAAGGTTTTGATCATATCATCACACCACTCTGCACTAAAAGCATTAGGTATCTCTAGTATAAAATTTTCACATGTCATGCTAGTATTATAGCACAAAAAATTTATTTTACAAATATCCAACCGTTATATGGATAACGAACTGTACTATTCCAACGGAAACCACCCGCTGCACAGTTTCTAGTACCACTGCTACTCTGGTTATTAGTGTAACAACCAAAACCAATAGCAGAGTCATTAGAGTTACATTCGTTCTCGTTGTTCATAGTATGACCAAATCTCATTGCAGCTGCATTAGAGTCAGTTCTATTGAAACCGTTTCTATTACAATGGGGTTGGTTATTCCACTGACTGCTACTCTCTGGTATCCAGTTTAAGAATTGAGATCTACTTAAACTTGTATTGTACTGTCCTCCAGTAAAAGCAGTTTTAGGAGTTACTCCAGATCTAGCAACTGCAAGAACGTTATCAACAGTATTCATTGCAAATCTAAATCCAACAGTTGTTGAATACTCATAGTATGCTCTGTTTAACGCATCTCCCGAACTGGTGTTTTGACATGCTGCCTCTGCCACTGGAGATGATGCTGACCATCTACCACCATTATATGACCAAGGGTTACTTGTATCGGCAGGAGAATTTGATATCTTAGCACATAATATATAACCACCATTAGTCATATCACAGTATGCTTGATATGCACCACCGCCATGGTTTAACCAATATACTCCATTTGATGCAGCTGGATCTTCTGCAAGAATTGCAGTTGCAGATGATGCTGCGTTAGCAGAATCCAAACCAAGACTTCCTTTTGTTTTTATTTCCTCCCACTCACTTCCTGTCCAAAGAACTAATTTTTTAATTGAAGTATCATATATTACAAATCCTGCGTCACTAGATCCTAAACTTGGATATGAGTTTTCATTAGCATATCCTTGGAAGTTTACTCCATTGACATTGTTGATACGACCTACATTTATAATACTCATGATATCTTAGACTATTAATGTTCCTGATATATTTAGACGAAAAAACCTTATAGGAAAAAATTACCCGAAAAATTTTTTCTAGATATCGGTAATCATAAACTTGATTTTGAAAGCACGACTACATATAATCCATTCCACCACATAGTTGCATCCTCTGCATCATTCAATAATTCTCTCTCATATAATATTTTCAAACCCATGGCGTTTATGAACCTTTTGGTAATAGCAACGTTCTCTTCTATATTTGCATCATCAATTACGAGAGTAAATACATTCTCTGTAAAATTCAACATATTGAGAAAGAACTCTCTCATTTTATGTTCTGAGTTATCACCATCATAGAATATAATGTTGACATCGTGCTTAAAATCTTTTTTGCCTAGTTGCGATGAGTCACCATTCAACACTTGTATGTCAAAGTCTAATGAATCAGTTGTTATATTTTGTTGTAAGTTTTCAACAAATGTATCTACAGTTACGTTTTCTACTGTTAAGTTTATATCTTCTCTAGCTGGTTGTAAGTTAGGTTGTGACCAGTTATCATTTGCATATGCAGCTACCATGTCATTGTTCTGCACTGCAGCACAAAACGTAGATCCTGCAAACACACCCACCTCAAGATATACTGCACCTTCCTGTGAACAAAGGTTATTGAGAAAATGTCTGACCCTAGGTGATGTAAGTCCCTCTACATTATAATATGCACTGGGATCACTAGGATCATATGTTCTATGATTAGAGAGATATTTACCAGAGTTTATAAATGCTTCTATACATGTCTCTACCTGTGGGTGTACAATTAAATCTTGTTTTTTCATATGTGATTGCACTACTGCCTCACAATAATTACAATCCCAACAATCAAACTTACATGTTTTTATTTTTACTCTCCATTTATTAATAGGAGAATCTTTTATCTTTAGTGCTTCAGTATATTTTTTATACTCAGGAAACATATATTCATCTTCATTTGCCCATCTACGTATGAGATCCATACTCTCCTGCAATCTCATCATACTTTCTCTACCGTGCAGTTTAAATGTGTCAATACCAAGTCCTTGCATTTCTACCCAATCTTCTCTCCATGGAGGTAGATTTGCTTGTTTAAGATCAAACTCAGGATGCTCTACATCCCATGTTGAACATGATACTCTACTGATAGGACTAGCAAAAAATATAGGATCATCTTTTGTTCTTGTAGCGTTGTATTGATAATGCTCTGGCATGATAGGGCAACCACCCCAACAAGTTTCATTGACAAGCATTGATAGCATAACGGGTTTTCCTAGATATGCACAATAATCTTTTGCTTTTCTAATACGTAATAATTGTTCTTGATCTCTCATAAGATCACGATCTAAATTAATATAATTAAATCCTGCTTCTGCCAATGACACTATTTCATTAGGTCTAGTTACCTCTCTAAGGATTGTATTCTTTATAAACAATTCTGGAAAAACAGATTGTATTTGTCCAGTAGAAACCCATGATGTATGTGGTAGTGTTACTACTCTAACTCCTGCATTGTAGATAGGAGCAAATTCTTTTATCCATAGATCTAAATTCTTTTGATCTGGTCTAACCCATATGTTATTAAATGTTGCTGATAAAGGTATGTCAGATTGTTGTGAGATATAAATTGCAGATTCTGTAAGTGCTTCTGGAGACAAAAAAGTATCACCCATAGCATCCTTATCAAAAGGAGGAATTCTACAAGTGAAATATAAATCTAATATGTATTCTCGATATTTTTTAAGAAAAGGAAGAAATGTAGATACTACAAAGTCTTCACTCAGTTTCGGATTTATCGGTAGACTGAAGACTCTTTTGTTCATTATTAGATAACTGTTCCATTAATTTAAGGTTGAGACTATCCTCAATTCCGTCCATAGTAGGAATACGAGGAGAGGAACCATCCATCATTAACTTATCTAGGTGAGGTCTCAGTTCGTTTTGTATTTTACTAATACCTGTATTGAGCAATCCAGAATATTGCATTGCAACATTGAGAGTAGCATACTGGTCATCCTCTCTCATCATAGCAATAGAATCTAAGTTACCAGTTCCAATCTTACCTGTTGTATATACATCCATTGCTGCTTGTTTGCCCATACGAGCAATCCAATATTTTCTCTCATCCTCTTCAGTATATTCTGCAGCTTTCTCAACTTCTTCCATGCTTTCCCAGTTCTTGTTGATCCAATCCATAAATGCTGCTAACTCATTATCATATTGATGTAGAGTTACAATAAATTTATTCAAGTCTAACTCAAATTCCTGTATGTCACACTCCATGAGTTGACGTTCAAAAGGATCTTCTACTACTTCTAATCTAGCTTTTAATCTTGCTATTTCTATTTCTTTTCTTGTGCGATCTAAGACGCATTTTTTTCTATCGTGATTTCTTCTTTCTACTTCTACTAATACTTGACGTAATTTTCTTTTATCAGTTACGTGGGAATTGACAACAAAATTTTTAATTTGCTCATGTGTCATTCCATAGTCCATGTTGCTTTCTACGAAAGCTTCAATCGCATCGGATGATATATTGTACATTATTTAAAATAATTAAAATTGTAAGCCAGGATTTACAGGTTTTGGATTACCATCTTCATCAAGATAGATGTCTGGTTCTTCCAACATCTGAGCATAGGGCATGGTAACACCCATATACTTTTGCCACAAGACATTCAATTCTCTTACAGTAGTGCAATCTTTAAACTCTTTTTTGAGTGCCAACATTGCATTATACAAAGTCTGAACTTTTTCGTTAAACGTTTTGTTTCCCGCTAAGACAGATTCTGCTACTTCAGAAACTGTAATACCTTTTGTGGTAGCAATACTATTTAGTAGGGGTGTCTCACCCTCCAAATTATTTGCCTCTTCAATCTGTGCATTCCAAAGATACTGTTCTATTTTAGACTCTTCTGCCTTTAATGTCAAGAACCTTCTATCATACTCATCTTCAATGATTAATTTTGCTGCAACTTTCATAAAACCTATGGCAGCATCATATCTTTCTTGAGGTAGTTCAACCTTTGTTCTACCATCTGGTAGTTGTTCTAGTGCGTATTCTTCATCTTCTGTTAATGGATCTTCATCAGTAACTTTAACTACAGCACGAATCTCACCAAAATGTTTTGTTCCCCATCTACCCAAAGTCTCAGTAACCTCTTCGTACGATCCAGATAACCTATTGAGTTCTCTTACCCACTCAGGTTCAATAGAAAATACAGTTACACCATACTGATTAAAAATTACATTTGCAGTAGGTAACTCTGTGATACGAGGGCAATGTCTTGCTATGTAATACTTAGTTGTCATTCTTAAAATCCTGTGTATCCATACATTAGAGTTCCGAACTCTATACCTGCAGCAGACGCTGTGCCAGGCGGTCCTGATCTGTCCATTCTAGTATCTCTCTGGAATGTATGACTTGCGTATGTAAATAGGTATCCATTGTTATTCTGGTTACCATCATACTGCCCACAAATAAATCCATAATCATTACCTGTGTGCATACTTTCCTCACCAGTAGTTATACCGTTTTTACTGATGTTTGCTAGACGACCACCAGTATATGTGCTTCTTAGATGCCAGTCACTAGATGTTCTATATCCACCAGCTGTATTCCAATATGCAAAACCATCTCTACTTGATAAAGTTTTGTTAGTTCCGTCTGTGCCAGGTGCATCAGGCCATGATCTAAAAACTTCTGTAGTAAAATCATATGTCCTAGCATTACCTGTTTTTATATGACCAACTGTAGCAGCTTGACTAGATGCAGGGTTGTTTTGTGTACCATCTGGGTGAGTTGTACCAAAAGTATTTGCTTCTGTATTAAGATTATATTTTATCATTTGACTAGAGTTACCACCACCATGCACATATGCATAGTTAAAGTCTCTTGCCATAGCAGTAGCTCTGTGTTTTGTTCCTACCATTGATGTAGCAGCACCTGCACCACTGTTGGTATTCATATTAATTTTAGATACCTGATTGGTAGTTGCGTTCCAGTTATCACCAGTTGCAAATACAAAACCAGTAAAGTTCAAACTTGGTTTTCCATCAATATATGCACCAGACCAGTTTGCTAAATCTCCTAAGTTGACTTGTGTAAATGTAGAGTGAGTTAGAACATTAACGTTCTTATATGAGTTTCCTCCTCTGTATCCACAACAACTATATCCTTTTGTTATATTGAATCCTGCTTTATATCTTGCTTGATCTGCACCAAATGCTGTTCCTGTTCCAGTTTCTGTATCCCAGTATGCAGTTCCTGATGTTCCACCTGATCTTAAAACTGCACCTAAGTTATCTGCGTTCTGAGTTGGTAGTGTAACAAAAGGTGATCCATTCTGTAGAAGTTGTCCACTAAAATCAATGTTACCTGTTACGTCAACATTACCACTAAAATTAGCACCGCCAGTTGGAAATGCTACTGCACCCGACTGAGCTAAATTGGTTACTTCATCAACTTTAATTCTAGATGCCATAGTTTATACAATGCTCCATGAGCCGCCATTGTTTATAGTAATGGTCGTACCGTTATTTATAGAGATAGGACCAGCAGACATACAGTTATCTCCATTATTAACTGAGATATTTTCAGCAACTGTTGCTCTATTACGTTTGAATACTCCGTAGGTATCAATCCATTGCTTGTCACCCTCTGCACGAAGAACAACTGATCTTTGTCCACTTGATAATCCAACTGATGATGTATTAACATTAATACCGTTAGATCCTCTAACTTCTAATCTGTAGGTTGTCTGTCCCTGATCACCACCATTATACAATGTCCAGTATGCACCCTCACCATAGATAGAACCCATACCAGTGTCATTGTTAGAACGCCAGTAGAAGTCATCTCCAGTTCTGAAGTATGTGTGAGAGTTATTGTTGAACCAGAATCTTTCCTGACCTTCAGCAGATTTAATCCAAGTGTTAACTGTTCCTTGCAAGTATGGTAAGTTAAGAGCACTGTAACCATCAAGTAAGTCTGCGTTAAGGTTAGGACATACAGTTGTAGAACTAACAGAGATTGGTGCAGTACCAGTTGCGATACTAGATGAAATTTGTCCAGTAGTTCTAACTGTCTTCTGGAATTGAGTTCCACCATCAGCTCTAATATAAAATGCTTCTTTAGGAGTTCCGTTTGTTTCAACTCTGAAACGCATAGCAGGAGAAGAATCACCAAGACCAGTCCATACTTGATCAAAGTAGAAGTCTCCGACGCTATTGTCATAACGCATTAAGAACCCTTCAGTTGTACCATCGTTTTGACCAGTAAATCTAATCTGAGGATCACCACTTCCACTATTACCACTAGCAGTAATTCTAAGTTCAGCAGTAGATCCACTATCACTACTCAAGTGTAGAAGTGCAGATGGATTTTGTGCTTCATTACCAATACCTACATTCTCACCTCTCATTACTAGAGTGGTGTTAGTAGAACTGACTCCATAATACATGTAGGTTCCAGTATATCCAAAGTATTTGGTGTCACTACCAAATCTTACATAACCTTGAGATGATGATTGCTTACCTTGTATTGATAATGTATTCTGAGCAGATTTACCAAGAGTAATACCATTACTGTCTGCAAGACTTAATGTTCCTGTTCCGTTGTTTGAGAATATACCTTGATCAGCATATATGTCATTGACTGTTAAATGACCAGATCCATCTCTACGTGCAATTGTATTAGCAGTAGCAGCAGTTGTTTGAATATAACCATCTAAGTAATGAGCGTCTAGCTGAGAAGTTGAACCATCGTTTCCTGCATGCCATACTGTGTTACCGTTGAAGGTAAAGTCTGCAGCATTGAATCTAATTGTTCCATTACCATCTGTGCCACTACCACCAGAGACGATCATTTGAACGTCATAGTTTGGTGCTTGACCAGATGATCTAAAATCTATCGTTGGTGTTGTGGATACTGTTGCCTTACCAATCTGTAACTTAGCACCATTTGCATTATCACGTAATCCAAAGATTTGACTAGATCCACCAGAAACTTTATTAGATGATGATACAGTCCATTTTGTGCCAGGATTAGGTCCGAAGACATATATGTTTGCGTTAGTATTTGCACCAACAAATGCTATCGTACCTGTAACTAATGAATATATTTCACCAGTTGTATGTGTTTTTTCTTGAACACCACCAGAACTATCAACCACGATAGAACCAATGTTATTTGTTGCAC